GTCCCGCCCACCGATGTCGCAATCATGTGGCCCCGCGCCGTGTTCTGGAATTCCGCCTTTTGGTTCTGGTCGTCGGCCAATCTCACGCGGTTCCCCCACTTCTCCCGATACCAGTCGGATTCGATGATAAGGCGGCGGTCGCGAGAGTGTTTCACGGAGAGGCCCGAGGCGTAGGAGCAGAACACCCACCGGGACCACGGGGCGGTCGTCCAAGACCAAGACGGCCAGAGGACCGAAACAAGGGTGGATTTTCCGTAACGCGGTGGAATGTTGACGATCAGCCGCTTGATCTGGCCAGCGTCAACGGCCTCAAGGTGTTCGGAGATGGCGTCAACGTGCCACGCGGGGGAGAAGGCACGGGCGGGCTCCACGATGTGCCACGCCCCACGCACGAAGTCACGGAGCGTCATTTTTGGGGAAGAAAGCTGTTTTGCAACGCGGGAATAAATCTTTGAGCGGATGAAATCGCTCTGTAGGAACCCTCCGCGCTTGACGGCAACGGTCATTGTTCCACCAACTCGTCGGAACGCACCGAGCCAGTCAACCGCGCGGACATATCCACGAGGTCTTTGGCCACCGCGGCGGTGATGTCCAGGGCTGTCCGGCAATGGGGGCAGAAGTCCGGCACATTCACACGGAGGGCCTCAATCACTTCGGTGACAACGGCGTCCAGAGTCTTTAGGGCGAACTCATGCCGGACACGCTCTCCGTATTTGTTGCGGTCCAGAGCCTTGAGCATGAACATGAGAATAGGATCACTCCCGCCCGTGGTCGCCCGCTCGACGGCGCATTTCTCCAACCGTTCCACCATCTCTTGGTTGGCTTCTTTAAGGAGGGCCGCGAACTCCGGATCTTCGTTTTCCCAATTCTCTATGGTCGTCCGGGAGAGCCCCGCAATTTTCGCGGCTGTCGTTTTGGTTCCGAACCGCGCATACTCTTCCAGAAATATCCGGCGCCGCTCGTCCTTGATCTGCGCGTTCAATTTCCGCTTCTCTCCGACACGCGCGAAGCGTTCAACTTTATTTTTTTTCACGACGGGGACACCAGACGAAAAAAGACCCTGACCCGTTTAACGGGGCCAGGGTTGGCGATGGGGTAAAACAAATTCATGCCATAACCCAATTTCTTTGATTGATTACCAAAGATATATTTTGGTGGGATGTATTAAAACGCTTGGCCAATCTGCGACAACTCCCCCATCGGCCATCAAACGACTTTCTAATTTCCCTTACCTTCTCCGACGACAGTTTCAGGAATGGAGAACGCCTGCGATTCTCTTTTATAGAAACCTGTTCTAAATGGTCCGGATTAACACATGCTCGATTTCTGCAAAGATGATCTAAAACCAACCCACTGGGAATCTTACCGACAAGCCTCTCGTAAAAAACACGATGTGCCCCAAATCCATGATACACACCGTACCCGTCGACATCCTTCCGAAGCTCCCATTGCCAACAACCGTTTTCAGACTTTGAAAAATGAAATTTAGGGATTTTAGAATGACCGTGAGCAAACTTTCCGACGGCACTTGCACCACAACCGCAACCACAAAAACCATTCCCAAAAGTTAATTCTTTTGTGTTTGCTACAAAATAACGTGGGCTTGTTTTTCCTGTGTGGCGTAAGGCAAAATACTCCATGTCCCCTCCTGTGGAGAGCCCCTTCGCCTGCAGTTATTTTACATGAGATTTGTTTTTTTAGTCTGTTTTTGTTTTGCGTTTTTTTGCGCTTGCTCCACGTGAAACCTTTTGCATGCCCGGTATACCGTCCAGATTGAAATAGAAAGCTCGACGGCAACCTGCTTGGGTGTTTGTCCGTTGTCCAACAAATTCACAATCTCAAAATCATGGGACCTTCGCCAGTAGATCATTTTATTTTCCTAGAACACGGGACACAAACCGCCTCTGTCCTAAAAATAGGAGAGCCTTCGTCCTTCACGGTCCGATAAAACATCTCCCCAGGCCGCCCACGGCAAACCTGGCAAAACAAATAGAGGTTTGTCGTTAGCGGGAAAAACTTCCAGCCATCTAGATGCGGGACGTCTTCTTTTTTTCGTGGTGCCTTTGTTTTCATTTTACCTCACGAGCCACAGGTTGAATTTAACGAACAGGAAAACGGAAATGATCGTAATTACGGCGTAACCTAGAATTAGTTCGATGTCTGTCTTGTTCATTTGTCCCCCTTCGCTTCCTCGACCTCTCTGGCTTTGGCGATGATCTCCTGGTAAAAATCGAACCAGTGAATTGGCACACCGTTTTTAAACGCCTTCCACTGTGATTCCCTGAACATTTCCGCCGCCATGCGTAGGCCCTCGGCGATACCTTTCGTATGAGGATCCGGTCGGTTAAACTTTCTACCACAGCAATCGAGATCGTGGTGAACATTGCACATCTCCCCATCAGCAGGAACATATATTTTCATCTCCCCTCCCCGTCGTCTTCAAGAGCCTGATTATTTCCAAATACCTTAGCGTGGCATAATTCAATCGCATCGAAATATTTACCAGCCCCTACAAGAGAAGCAACATCAAACAGAACTGTATTGTTTGACCGTAATTGTGACCTCAGCCCGTCGCGGGACGCACGGCCAATTTCCCATGCCTCATTTAATGCGTCGCAAGATACTTGTTGGTTGTGCCTGTCACCACAAGAAATCATTCCCTTATAAAAAACAATTTTTAGTCTCCCAGCATGACGCTCACATGGTTCGGTTGTATACGGCCCCTTAGCCTCGCTCACCTTTTCCTCCTCTTAGTCATGAAGTATATGCCATAGTTCTATTTCTTCCCTTGTTGGAGGCCGAGGACATTGAGGTGATAAATCCAAAAAGATTCTCCTTTCGTCGTCCGCCTTTTTCGTCTCGTCGCTCATTTCGCGGCCTCCTGGCCTATCCGCTTTCCGCACCTCGGGCAAAATATCATTCCATTCGATTCCGGTGTCCCAGCATCCAGCCACCAACGAATTGCGCAACTCCCATCCCATCCGCCCTCGAGCTGGTCTTCTTCCCACTTGCATTTTTTCATGCTCTCCCTCCCGATACGGTCCGACGGAAATGGTTTAATCATTCGCGACCTCCGTGACCTTGCCAGAAACAGGATCGTATGAGAATGGAGATCTAATCCCGTATTTTGTTTCGACTAATATTTTAAGCCACCTTTGAGCCAATTCCCTTGCGCTATACGCCAAATCTACACCACCAATCAAAACAACAGGTGTTTTTAGTGCGTCCTTCCATTTAATTTCAAACATCTTAAAATCTCCTGCGTCCAAAATTACGGTTTTCATCTCGCGCAGTCCTTAATAATCTGATTTAAAAAATTGTCCCGCTCTTTTTGATCCAACGCATTGAATGCCCGCAAAGTTTCCTGTTCCTCACATTCTGCATGGACAAGATCAGTCTCTGGCCTCTCTTCTCCTGGCCAATAAACCGGATGAGGGACTTTGTCTGCTCCTCCCATACCGCACAATCCACATTGATCCTTCGGAAAACACAATTCAGAATCACCGTAAAGTTTTTTCATTTGTATGGCTCATGCCGCTTCTTCCCGCGCGTAGCCGCTGAATTTGTCGCGCAATTTTCCAACTCCACCGGATGGAAACGCCACTTGATCGGAAAATATTTTCTTGTCCGCTTGGTGCTGAACGAACACGTCCGGATTGTCAGGGCATCCCGTGGACTGTTTGGCGGAATACGGTTTAAAACAACAACCGACGTGTGACTTCTTGAATTCAGCCCTGGCGCCCTCATAGATTTTCCATGCGTTTGCCTCCGGTTGCCTGTAAATTGGCTCAGAGACTTCCCCTATTTCCGGTAGGTTGAAATGGGTGACGATGCTATACGGCATCCAGCAATACCCATCCCGGCGTTCCGCCCTGTGCAGGGTGTCTAACTTTTCACGATCAAGGCGGGAGGTGGCATACCCCCGCGCCGTCAGTATGTTCATTTCATCAGCCTCCCATTTTTGAAATCGCCAGCATGTTTTACGATCGTTTCCGGCGTCCAGCTCAACCCCTTCTTTTCCAGCTTCCCCGCCACGGCCTCGATGCAGTCACACACCCACCCGATGTCCCCGCCAAACAGGGCCAGTAGGTCCGCCGCGGGGCGCGAATACCGACGGAAGTAGACTTTGTCCCAAGCCTTGTCGTTTTCATCCACTTTCATCGTGATTTTGAAGGCCCTAACGACGTCCTGGACGCCCGTAGGCTTGCGCGGGGGCTTAGGATCTGGCTGTTTTGGTGGTTCGGATGGTTGAATCTCTGGCATCGCCGGGGGTTGTTCCGGCGCTTCGCTTGGTGTTGAATTTTTAAGTCTAGTCTTATCTAATCTAGAGCTTCCTTCTGACTTCCTTTCTACTTCCTCTTCTTGTCCATTCCCATAATCACGCCCGTGGGCCTTCCAAATTTCAACCAATCGGGCGCGATTTGACGTTTTGTATTTCTTGGTTAGGAATTCCCCAGCGTAATCCAACCAATCGTGAATGACTCTGCCATCCAGCCACCCATGCTCTTGGAGCAGTCGGACATACTGCGGGACGTCCCCGGAATACATGGAAGATTCGGCGATAAAGTCGTCAGACCACGACGAGAGAATACCGTCTTCCTGTTGTTCCATGGCGGCGTGCCAGAGTGCGTGCAAGTGCCCCATTGTATGAACGGGTTTCAAGCGGAGCGATTTCGCGAGTTCGGCCAATTTACGGTGTCGAACAAGAATTGTTTGTGACTTAATCCAAGCTGATAAACAAATCCCATCAGTCTGTTTTTCGTTCATTTTTCACCTCGCGTAAAAGAAGGGGCTTTTGATGCACGACCGGTGGTCGTCCAAATTTTCCGCCCACTTCATCACCAGATATTCGCCTCTGTCAGGCGTACAATTGTTAGTTGTCGCGCACCGGGGAAGAGCCCCAAGAGGGTGAATCAGTCGGCACGTCCTTTCGGAATCCCGATTTCGCGTGTCCCCTCAAACTTTCCGGGTTTGTTTTGTGCAATGCCATTTTAGTTCGCAGGCCCCACATTGCTAGGTCCAACTGATCGTTGAGATTCCATGCCGAGGTCATGGTGTCTCCTTTTACGTCTGAAAATAAAACTCCCTTGTGGGAGTCGGGTCGGGAGTTTGTGCCTAGAAACACAAGTAAAACCCGGCCCCCACAAGGGAGGTCATATTTCTAGGTCGCCGATTCCCGTCGGCGTCGCCTATTAAGTGGCGATGTAGATAATTTATTAAATAACTCCGTCACTTGTCAAGAACTTTTTTTACCGTCGGGAAATTTTCTATTGTCTATTTCCACCATCGCGTATTTCTCTCTGTCAAATGGTGCATGTTCTAGGCAAGCGTAAAACCACTCGTGCCACTTCTTTTCTCGAACGTACAGCATCTCGTCTTTTTTCTGTCGGCACGTTTTACAGGATCGAATTTCCTTGTGATTTTGCCATGTGCTGTAGGGCATTATTTTATTTCCCATGGAGAAAGCCAAATTCTGTTACTCATTTTCTGGTTCCTCCATATTTCATGATGGCCCACGATATGATCCATGGGGAAAACGCCAAAAGCAGAATAAGGAAATCTCCAATCAGTCCTCTCATTATTTGTCTCCCATCAAGATTTTGAACGCGAGGGCCGCTTGCAACGGGACTTGCCCGTTACCCAGAGCTTTGAGACGGTCCACCCTAGAGGCCACGCCATCAGCCACTCTACCCACGTCGGGTTCAGTTTTCCACCAGCCGTCGTTTGTAGGTCCTTCCCCCCTTGTCCATGCTCCCCCGCCCCGTGGCTCGAAGTAGCTCGTGGCGTTGGCCAGACAAAACCATCGGTCTCTTCGATGCGTGGCACCAACCTGGTCAGCTCCCAACAACGTCCATCGCGCATCATACCTGAGGTCGGCCAAGTCATTGAGGACGAATCCGACGAATCCGTTGGAAATAATTCCTGGGACGTTTTCGAGAAATACCAATGGTGGACGAATCTCCCCAACGACTCGGACGACTTCCGGCCAGAGGTTTCGATCATCAGCGTGGCCCTTGCGTTTTCCAGCAACGGAGTGAGGCTGGCAAGGGAAGCCCGCATGGATGATATCCACTCTTCCTTTCCAGTCGGATGCCGGGAACACCCGAACGTCTCCCTCGAACACGTGCAATCCTGGAAACCATCCTTCGGCGGCTCGCTCTCGGAGGACTTGGCAACAGTAGGGGTCCCATTCGACCGCGCAAACTGGCTCATGTCCGAGAATAAGGTCGGCGAGTAGTCCACCGCCGGCGCCGGCAAAGAGGTGGAGTGAGCGCATTTCATTTCTTCTCGATGCAAAACGCCATCGCCCCGGTGTCCTTGTTCTGTGCGAATCCGTTAAAGTCTTGCGCCGCCGCTGAACATGCCTCGATCGACGTGAAACCGGGGATTGTCTGCATAAACTGTTTCCCATTTCCGTAAAGCATGATAATAAGGATGAATTCGGCCATTAGTCTCTCCTCCAAAGAAGAGCGATTAGAACCAAAAATGACAAAGCGAAAATTATTATGTCTCTCATTTCCGCGCCTCCGACAAATTTTCCATTGGCCCGTTATCCATGTAGTTTGATCTGCAAAAATCTTTCTTCTTAATCGCCTCTAAAATTACTGGAACGTATTCTAGACGCCTTACCTGCTGTGGTGTAAATCTGAACACGCGCCATCCCAGAGACGCCGCCGCGTTGTATTTCTCCATGTCCTTTACAAAACCGCTTCCACGTGTATGCCGTCCGCCAGACCACACGCCACCCTCAACTTCCATCGCTATTTTGTTCTCTGGCCATGCGTAATCGAAACGCCATTTTCTCGTCGGGTGGAACTTAAATTCGGGAACGCCGCCAATGTTCATGGTCGGTTCATCTCCTCTAAAACTAAGGCCTCTAACAACAAAAGATAGTTCCGTGCATCTCCTATCTTTTCCCTTAAGATCGCACGCGACACGGTTTTTCCATCAACGATTTCTTTTACCGAAGACAAATGTTTGGCCAAATACCCCCAGAGCGTTTTCCGCGGTGATAATCCCGTAAAGGACGCCCCAGACTTAAAATTAGCCAACCGGTCTCCGTTGCTGGCATAATCGTCAGCTTTAACTCCAATTAGTTTCTTTTCCTCGTCAAAACAATATTCAAGAATGGCTTGAAAGTCTGCATTTCTCATCGAATCACCATCGCAAGCTGTCCGGACGGTTCCGCATAAACCGACTGTTTCGGTAAATCCTCGTTCGTCATCGTTTCCTCCTAAATTTTGGACGGGGCGGGACTCGAACCCGCGTATACAACTCGCCTGGCCGACTAGGATACCCGCCCCAAATTGGCGTCGGCTACCCGTTTCCGGAAACTGGCTCCCCATGTCTTATGATGATAGAGCCAGCTTGTCACCGACAAAATTGTGCCGGTCTTTCCCGGCTGTCATTTGATCCACGCCTATTAAGGCACCTGTTCAGTCGTGGAATGTGGCAATCCGCCGCGGGCGAGTGCCGCCACCCTCAAATCGTGCCCGTTGCGCACGGGCGGGCGGAATTTAGACCGTATTCATTGGGACTATCTTCCCTCAGTTTCAAGGCCACGGTCGGCCCGCCCACTCTTCCGCACGCTTGAAGTGGGACGCGCTCCATTCTCAGTCGTGCTACGCGAAAATCTACTCCGGCTCCTGCGCGGTCCCGGCCTCTTCGTCAAGAATGGCCGACGTTTCAACCTTCGGAATTTCCGCCACCTGTTCAACCACCACCGCGTCGTCGAATTGGACCTCGGGCACTCCCTCTTTTCCTCCGTCGTTTATGACGGTTCCCTGGTCCGCCGTAATCGCGCGTTGCATTTCTATCGATAGGACACCGTATTTTGATAGGAGAAGCTTTAACGGAGTTTTTAAACTCATGGAGTGGCGGTCTTGCGTCCATTTCCCGGATGGAGTATTAAACGATTGGGCGTAACGCTTGCCATGCGCCTCGATTTGCGAGGTTGTCATGTAAAGATATTTCTCGAATCCGTTCATCAGTTTAAAGAACGCGATATAACCGATGATGTTTTTCTGGTTCCCCTCATACCGTAGTTTCCACGTCGAAACGTCGGTGAACACTATTTCTCCCGTGATCGGGTTCCAGTGTTTTATTTCATCGGAATAGATCTCGGATGAGTTCATCGTTTTGTATTGCCCCGTCCGAATTGCCAGCTGAATAAATCCTTTATAACCCATCTGGAACTCGGCTCTTCCCTTATAAGGTATAACCCACGCAAACCCAAGATTTTTGTTGATCGGAAGATCCAGCGTCGCCGCCATAGCCGCCGCCGAAATGACTGTCGTTGGATCGCAGGTAGCTAGATTTTTATCGTTGCTGACAAGGGATATAATCGAGGACATGAAACCAGCCGATTTTGTCCCCAACATTTCCGTAAACCTCTTTTTAATATCAACGCGTTCAAGCATTTCTTTGACTGTTGCACCGCGCTTCACTTCCGGGGATTTCGCCAAGGCTTGACCAACTTCTTTTGTATTAGACATTTGAGTCCTCCCTTATTTCGGTTTTTTGGATTAGGAACCGTCGTGCGACGTTTTCCTTCCTGAACTGCTCGTACAAATCGGCGTGTTTTTTCTTAAATGCATCGGCATCGAATCGGCGGGTTTTCATGTTCGCCCACCGGATCTTCCACCCGCGTGCCAGCCCCGTTTCGGCGTCGCCCAATTTTTGGCGCAAAAGGTTTTCTTGCTCCATGATCTGCTTTTCAAGAGAGGCCGCATCCTTGTTCATCCCCTCCAGGGTGTCCAGGATTGCCGACGCCTCGTAGTCCAGCTCGATGGTTTTTAATTCATCCGCCTGGGGGAATAATTGGGAAAGAGTGTCTTTGTCTGATGCGCTGGCCGAAGGCGGGGCGTTCTTTAAAACAAATTCATTCCAGAAGTGGACTTCCCGTCGGATGAGGTCGGCGATTACTTTATCGTCTCGCTCTACCGTCTTGATCTTGAAATCCTGGTTTCCGATCAGAACAGCCACGTAACATTTGGCGGCGCCGGTGACGGCCAAATAATGGAGTGCTTGTATCACATACTCGCGGGGGACCTCTTCTCCGTCCCATTCTTTAGCCTTCCATGCGCTCGTCGTCTTACACTCTAAAATCGCATCTTCTTTTAAAACCTTCCGGTCAATGTTGGCCCGGAGGAAATCGTATTGAGGGTGAGTAATCGTCCGGTTTACTCGGTTGACGACCTTCCCCGTCTGCTCCTCGAACAGCTCCGCCACCGCTTCTTCAAGGCGGACACCGAGTTTAACCGGGAGGCGGTCGGAAATGTCCTCCTCCGCAATCGCCCCCGTCTTTAGCGCCCAAACGGCAAGCGGCGATTTCCAACGGGACAATCCAAGGCAAGCCGCCGCGTCACTTCCGCCAAGGTATTTCGTTCTGTCCCCGAGTTTTTCATCAAAAGGCTGGGCCGGATAGGGCAATACCGGCCCTGGCGTCGCACGTTCTCCACCATTCGTGGGAGGATGTGGAGTTTGCCCGCCCATGGGAGCCAAAGTTTTCATCAGTTCATCCCCGCCCACGTTGAAATTGCCATTTTCAGTCCCATGAAAATCAACGCCGCCCCCAGAACCCAAGGGATAAGACGCCGAAGGTTTGCCAAGACGTGCTGAAAATGTGACCGGCTGTCCATGTAGTTCATCTCACCACCCCGTAAAGTGTTCATGGGAAACGGACCGCACAACATTTCGCGCAATGGGGATTGGCCTCGTGGACCACTTCGCCGCCACGTCGTACCAGTCTTCCCCTCTGATTTGCGCCCCGCAATGGCAAGAAACAAAAACGTCTTCCGTTCGTGCAAAGTCCTCAAAATACGGACGGCCCAGGCAAAATGGGCAATCGGCCAAATTTCTCTCCAACAGCTTTATTTCCAGATCGTTGATGTCGTCTTGAGTAGGAATCCCTGTTTTCCATTTGTCATAGCCTTCGATTGTTTCCATTATTTCACCCCACCGGCTCTGGCAATTTCACAAAGTGCCACAGCATACCCCAACATTCCCAATTCATTTGGATTCAATTCCGTTTCACCCTCCGACTCATAGTAGAAGTCCATTATTTCACCCCGTCAACGATTCTGAACATTGTCCATGTCGCCAGATTTCCTAAACTAATCGCCGCCTGGTTGTCGCGTTCCGCCCGACGCTCAAGGTATTCTGCATGCATCGTTTCTATCTCCCGTTCAATCGCAATTTCTTCTGTTTTAGTCATGGCATCCTCCGAGTGGATGTAATAAAAAAAATACCCCTGGGGGAATTGGTTTTACCCAACTCTCGGCCCCCAGGGGATAATAAAAGCCGTCGCACCGTTTGGCGCGAAGGCTTGATATTTGACTGCGTGGCCGAGAGTCCACGTTGCATGAGTTTATTATATCACAAGTAATTTTTTTGTCAAGCCCTAAATTAAAAATATTTTCTCGACGGAAAAATAAAAAATCCGTGTGAAACGCGCGGATGAACGCATCCCACACGGATTCGGAACAAGGCTATTTGATGACTTTACCGGCTACAACCCGACTGTAAATCCCGAGCGCACCAAGCACGGTAAACAGAACGGGAGGAATTTCCGGTATATGCCAACCAACTTGAGGAGCTAGGTTTATCCTCACAGCTTCATATGTTCCAAGAAGAACGGCAGCAATACCGGAAATAACCCCCTTTGACTTCCACCACGATTTCCCCTCTTCCATAGGACCCTCCTGTAGGTCTAGTTTGTCTGCAAATTTCTTTGCCGCTTTCTTGATAATTAAATTCTTCACCCATCCGAACATAAGTCCCCCCTATCCTAAAATTAACCGCGCCAAACTGAATAGTCGGAAATACCAGTTGTGCGCAAAAACATTAAGGCTTGGAACATCCCTCATGGTTTCGTGGTAGCGCACGGCCCGTTTAGCCAGAAAGCGGACCACAGCATCAATTCCCCCCTCGTGCGCCGCCTTTACCGTCCGGGGACCAATAATCCCATCCGCATCCACGCCGAGGGAAATTTGGAGCAAACGCCTTGCTGTCCCGGCTCCCTGGTTTACCGCACAATCAAAAACCGCAATGGCTAGCGGCCCCGGAAGTTCGTCTCCGTGAACCGCGTCCCAATAGTCCCTTTTGTAAATTTCCGCCGCCCCGTCGCGCGTGAGGTTTCGGATGTCAACCGACGGATAGGATCGCGACGAAATGCCAAAATTAGTTAGGCCCCCTGGGTCCGCCGGATTATCTACCAGCCCGCCTTCGTAGGAAAGTACAAAATCAATCCCTTTTTTCCATGCGCTATCCATTGGTCACCGCCTTTTTGTCCACCGCATCCATGAAAATATATTTCTCACGATCCAAAAGGTCCGCGCATAACTCCCAATCCGCCCGGTCACACTCCGAACACGCCCCGAGGACCACCTGGGAATAAGCCGAACCGCACCGACGGCAAACTGTTATCGGGCTCCCCTCTATCATTTGGTAACGATCCGAACATCCCCGGCGGAAATAAACCAATGGGCCAGTTTATATGCCACCGTCCCTGCTCCTCCGGCGGCTACGATGAACCCGGCAATTTTAAGCGGGAAAGCCCAAAGGCTATCAATCTCTTTTTTGTTGGCTTCCTGGTTTATTTTAACGGCCACTAAAATATTCCCGTTAATCTCTAATTTCTCTTTTATAGCCTCAAGCGTTTTCGCCATGCCGTCGTGATAGTCAAGGTGCTTGTTAAAAGAGTCCTCTAGGACTCGGATCTTTTCTTTCGTGATGATCTCCTCTTTTTGGAGCGCGTCAATGGCGCGCCAGAAGCGCGGGCGGTTGTCATCGTATTGGTCGCGGTCATTGTCGGGCATATTGTCCGGTGTCCTGGTGTTTGAGTTATGGAGCGCTAAACTTCCCACCCGGCGAAATGGTGGATGAATGGCTCCGGGAATGTAGGGGACGAAATGCTGTCATAGAGAACTTCCCCTTCACTCGTAAAATCATCATCACAGACGACATCCACCACACTTTTACCGGAGACAGGGAGCGTGTAGTAGACGCTACCGTCCGGGACAAATTCATCAACAGCGGGAACATAAATCATCCGCTTCATGCTGCCACCTCCGCCCCGACTCTTGCGCTCCCGCGAATTTTTTCTTTGTTCTTCGCAATCGACCTGCCGTCTTTTTTTAGTTTCACTCGGACGTCTATGGTTTCGCCCGCTTTTTTATACACCACCGTCGCGTCCTCGCGAAGCTCTACCAGCTTCTCTTTCATTGGAGGCAAAGGAAGAGTCTCCTCGGCCATGAAGTCGAATTTGTTGCCCCCCCGGTATATGCTCCCCGGAGGGAGAATGGCCAGATTGTTAAACGTCGCCAGATAATTTCTCATAATCACCCCGTCACGGATTGCATTTCGGCATCGGTTAAAGCCCTCTTTAAAATGATCACGTTTTTTACATACCCATACAAATACACGCTTCCAGCGACGCCAATATATAGTCCTGATGCATTAAAACTTCCATCATATAATATCGAACTCCCTACTGATCCACCGTCGAGGCAGAATTTTCTTAGCCCCGTTGTCCATGTTCCAACGGCTTTATGTGTCAGTAAGTCCGTCGCCCATGCCGCACCAAAAACCGGCGTCGTCCCGTCGGCTGATCCAACAAATCCACCGACATTCCCCTTATAGCATGGGGAAGCACCTGTCATTGTCGCAACCGGATAAACTGTGCCGCTATTCGCAACATCATCAAGCGTTTGGGAAAGAATTAGCGCCCCATCTGAATCGAAGAAGTTCCCAGCGTATGGATAGGTTAACGCTTCGCTGTTCCGAGTGACCGAAGCCGATGTTGTATAAATTGGGCTTGACGTAAACGCCCCGGCCTCGTCCTGGCAGTAGTCAACGTCGATGGCGTCCCCGTTCGTCGAGATTCTGAATCCAAATACAGGATTCAACACGGACGTGTTTTTTATTGCGACACGCGTATAGGTGGTGGAGTTTATTTGCGCCGTCACGTCCGTCCACGATGTTCCTCCGTCGCGCGTAATGCTGATGGTCCCTGTCCCTGTGCGACGCTTCACGTATGCGCTGAATGTCCGAGCCGCCGCCGCCGCGCTGAATAATTGCGTTATTGTCGCGTTTGTGTCGATTGCCGTGATTGTCGATGCGGAGTTTACCGCGTTGTCGATCCCTGTCGCCGTCAAAACCGGCTGGACGACGGACTCCTTAACGCTGATGTTATCCCACTCCGTATATTCTCCCGCCAGCGCGCCTGACGCGCCAGAAAGAACGCTGATGTGTGTCGTCGTCCCTGTGGCAACAAAGGCAAACGTCAACTCTCCGGGTGTCGAGTATGTCGCATAACCCAAATCGTTACTGCCTTGCGCTGTTCCAACATAAAAATACATCGCGGCCCCGGTCCCGTCCGTGACAAGGGTAGCTTTCGCGGTGTACATTTTCCCCACTTCGGTTGTTATAGCCTGCCGCCCATACGCCGCGAGCGCGTTTGTCGACACCGTTACGCGCATTGCGCCAGAAACAACGCTGAGCGTCGATTGAGAGGCGTTCCATCCGCTGGTATCCGTCGGGAATGTTCCGTTTGTTACCAATTCTGACGCCGCGGACCTCTGTGGAGATTCCCACTGCTTGGTTCCGTTTAAGGTTCCAACGGTCAAATTCCGGTTATACCTGCAATTATTTTGCCTCGACCCCTCGATCAAGACGCCCTCTAGCGTATTTGGGTCAATCGCCGTTCCGTCCTTGTGTGTCGTAAAATATCGAACACTATCCAGCCCGGACCCATAGGGGTCATACGTTGCGCCAACCGGGAAATAAGTCGAAGGTGCCGTTATCCCACGAACCAATTGAGGGGCATAGACATAGGCGTACTCGTTCGCTGTTTCTGCACCACCAGAAAAGCATGTATACACGTTGACGTTATCGCCATTGCTCCACCCGGACGCGCTCCATAGTGTGAGTTTCCACCACCCATTTCCAACATCAACCGCGCTTGCGTTCCCGGCCAAAATAGTAACCGCGCCGGAATCGTAATCAAATGTTATCGAAACCAGCACCGTCGCCGTCGTCGCGTTCCTCAATAGGAATTTGTTGGCGTCCGCTGTGCCCGATCCTTTTTTCACATACAAAGAATAATTCATCCCATCTTGACGCGCCGCCCCCGATGTCGTTAATGACAGGTTCGTAGCGGCTGTAGATGCGCACTCAATTTTGGTGGCATTTACCACACCGTCTATCGGGTTCGCTATAGAGTTCCCTGTTATCGTTACGTTCGATTTCGTCCACTGGTTAAAATCGTTGGTGTATGTGAGCCAGTTTTGACGTTCTCCAAGCGGGACGTATTCGCTCGGTGACGTATCCGCCTGTCCGGTTACATTTTCAAGCTGTGCCCCCCATAGATAAACGCCAGACACACCGTCCCCCGTATAAACGCTAATATTATCTCCGTGGGCCAAGCGGATTGTCCCGAAATTGTTCGCTGTCGTTATGTCCCGCGTAATCGCGCACCGATACCAGCCGCCCCCTGCCGATACGATTGATGCTGTCGTCCCTCCACCGTTTGTCCCGACCGTCCCGTTGGATAGATTAAACCATGTGTAAAATGCCTGGATGCTCAAAGCCACGAAGTCGCACCCATTGGCTTTTGCGTAAACTGAATACGTGCATTTTCCACCGGTCGAAATAACTATTGCGGCGTGGTTTAACGTGTGATCAATCGGCCCCGAAGAATCTTCGATAACGCTGTCTGCGGTAAGGCTTCCGCTTGGGGAAACAGCGGCGTTGGCGATAACAGATGTGTTTGCTTTTGTCCAAGACGAATCGGCAAAGTCTTCAGCCTTCGGGATGAGATTTCTTACCATCCTAGCCCCGCGAAATCGCGCCGCGCCCGACGGGACGGTAATCAGTTTCCCCTCGTTATCGAACTCCCACGCAGATGTGGCGCGGGTAAATGTAGAGACCCCGCTCCCACGCCCAAAACCAATATCTTGCGTTAGGTTCGCTCGTAAAATGGCGTCCTTTAATATGGCCTCGTTTTTTCCGACCGCCCTTTCTCGCCCCCTGTCGCGCGACCTCATTTAGCCCACCTTGTGATACCGAAGTGTTCCGGCGCCACCAGCAATGGCCCCAATTTTGTCGCCAACCAAGACCACAAGATTCGGGTATGTGATATTCGCTCTGATGAGGTATCCGGTCGATGTCGTAACGTCATCCGCCGTCGGTGCAACTTTTATATAGGCGTCAACGTCCGACCAAATGTCAAAATATCCGTTTTCCGTAAAAGCCGACGTTTGCGCCGCCGCCCCGCTAATGGAAAGCTGTGCTTGCGCGTTTCCTTGCAGAATGATTTCCATATTTCCAGATTTCGGAATTCTATTTAGTGACATTTTTTTTCTCCTTTATTTGCCTGCTGAAAGTTTATCATGGGGCTCCCGTCGTCCATGTTGTCCCACCACCGACGATATTCATTTTGTCGTAATGCATGGTCCCCGCATCGTTACAGAAAATGACGATATAGCCGGACCTGGCGTAAATCCCACATTCACCCGTAGCGGTATTGTTTGCTGTCGGATTCTCGATAGTCGAAAGTGAAAGCCAGGGCATTCGTTTGGACCCGTCTTTTCCATCATGCTGATGGGTGGCAATGGCCAGATAGGCGTTACGCATGTTCTCGTTAGTCTCCCAGTTCTTTTCCTCGTAAGGAGGCTGTTGGGTGTCGGCGTGGGCACAGAGAGAGGCCACGATGAACCCAAGCATAAGCAAGAGGCGTTTCATCGTTTCACCATTACGCGCTGGCGGAGCGGGTGGCGCTGTGCCGGCGCCGGCCGAGGTCGGAGGGTTCGCCCACGGGAATCAATACTAGGGGTTCGCAATTCGGGATGCTTGGCAAGGGTCTTCTCGCGGCCACGACCAAACCGCCAGTAATAAGGTTTCCCGACCAGCGGGATGCTCTGGACCGACTCGACCCCTTTCCTGTCCCCAGCGGTCGCAACATCTTTCCATAGCTGATCTATGATCGGAGCGGGAGGAAGAATGGTTTTCATCGAAGCAGAACCAAATCCTTCTTGTCTGGCCTTGTAGATTGTCCATTTTGAAAGGCCAGCCAATTTTAGAATGTTGTCTATGATGCGGTCAGAAAAATCAGTCTTTCTTCCTAAGACCCAATCCTTCAATTGGTCGGTTGTTACGCCCATCGCTCCAAGAACAGCCACCATAGAGACAAGTCTTCCCATCCCGATAGCCTTATTTTTGAGTCCAGGTTGGGCCATTTTATGGAAAGCTTCTGCTCTGATGTAATCCATCTGCCTGAGCTGGAACGTCTTGAGCATATAGAAAATCCTGGCATTTCCGCCCTTAAGGTATCCTCTCGGTAGCTCTGTTAAAGCTTTTGGTTGAACGTCAAGTATTTCATTAAAGGCAAGCTCTAGCACATCAGGGCTTGTCTTCCCGTTCGCCAATTCGTCGGCCACTTTCTCCCATTTCTCACCAACCGCCGCGCGGAGCCTCTCTTCAAGACCGCCCACCATCCCGCGTCTCGCTTGGGATCTGTATTTTTCGATAATCGAGTTTATAGTCGTTTCGGCCGTAATTCTATCGAGACCAGTTAGTCCGGAAAGCTTAAGAACCGCCGAGACCGAACGCGATAGTTTTGTCCGCGTAGAAAATTCTTCGGCGATAGAATCAAGCCCGAGGTCTGTCAGTTTTATTTCTGACCGATTGACAAAAGCCTTAATGAAGTTCGGAATTGCTTCTAGCGGAGCGCGGTAGAGTGACACTCCGATGTCCTGTAATTGAGTCAATGCGGCGATAGCGTTACCAATCGTCTGCATGGTCGTTATATCACGATAAATCTTGATGGCGAGGCCGGGTGTCTTTTGGTTGAAATATGCGTCCAGCGTGCCCCGCAATCCCTGTTCGTCTAATCGTTTCACGCGCCCGGACTCAACAGCGTCTTTAATAAATGCCCCGATACTTTTCTCTGTGTCGATTTTATTTTTGTTTATCCCGAACAGGTCCGGCCCCTCGTCAGCGTTTTTGGCCGACTTTCCAAAGAAGGCGCGGTCCCCGATCATCTTGTTCATACCTTCCACGTAACGAATTGCCGCCGGACGCCAGTCCATGTAAAACCGATTCATCCGGGGCGAGAGTATTGCAATGGTCCGAGTCTTCACGTTTCCGGGAGTCTTAATGTTAATGACTCCCTGGGAATAGCCTCTCAAATAGTTGTTGATAAGCGCAATCTTGTCGTCATCCGAAAGAATCCCGCCCGTCTCCGCCTGCTCGATCAGGGCCGCAATATCCGGCCATCGTGTATCCGCCTGAACTGCTTCCAGAAATCCGGCCTTGTCTTCGACGATCCGAGGGAAGTAGTCGGAGAGGTATCCCATGTCCACGCCAGAAGCGATAGCACGATCCCGAAGACTGTCCATTGTCCTTCGATAGGCGTCATACTGAGCCCAGGCTCCGTGCTTGGAAATAATTTCCTTGATCTTGCTTATGTCCCCGTTTTTGCCAGCAAGGTCAAGATCGGCTTGATCGTCCTGCGGCATCGTGTCTGCCCTGGCCATGAATGGCATGGCGGTATGCAAATCGTCATGCGTATCCTTCATGACAGTGAACACGTGGCGACGGATCGCTACCTTGAGCGATGGGTCAATGTTTTTAAGGACGGTCGATATCGGTGTCAGAATCGTTTCCGCTAAATCTTTAGACGCTTTAAGTATATCGCCCGCCTTGTAATGAGTGAAAGACCCTTTCTTCGCCAAAAGTCTGTTGGCTTCGTAAGCGTCGCCGGAACCGAAGTCGCTCCCCGGTGACACCGGAGGCGTTGGCGGTTTTCCGCCGTAGCCGCCACCGGATTCTTTTAAGATGCTGGGGTTCTTTGGATTAAAGGCTCCTGAGTTACCAGTGGCGGATTTTGCCTGGTTTGGAGAAAAGAAGGCATAGGCCGTTTCAGCACCTTTGTCATACACGTCGGTGTCGTAGAATACAACTCCGTCATATCCGGCTTTTTTCGCATCGCTGAGAACTTTCCCACCGCTTCTTATTTCGCGGCTCCCATGCGCCATATTAAGCTCTTGTGCATTGAAAGTGTCTCCAATCTCCCCAACCCATTTTTTATACAGAGACGGATCGCGCAAGTCCAGCGGGTTTGCTAAATTCAAATAGAGCGACTTGACCTCTTGCTCACTGTTCCCGTATTGGTCGGCATAGCTTTCCGCAACATCTTGGCTCTCCGTTGCGTAAGCCGCCGATGTCTTTGGTATTTCATCTAGGTATTTTTTAGCCTCTTGTTCGGTTTTGAACGGTGGCCCTGTCCAAGTCCAGTTTCCATCGCCTAAATGTTCCTGAAGTGCAAATCCATCAGCCCTTTTACCGATTCGTAGTTCTCTATCATTGATCCCAAATGTGTTGAATTTAAGGCCACCATGATAAACCACTAGCGGTTTCCCACCTTCGGACATGGGTTTACCCGTGTCAGTGACAACAGAATCACCGAACCATTTCCGAAAAGCTGGCGTTTGTGTCTGATCTACTTTCCCGTAAGACGCCTTGCTTTCCCCGATAATCCCTTGCCGTCTTGCGCTTGTGACCGGAGCGAAATCTCCAGGGAACCCGACCCAATCTAAAAGTTCTATACCCCACGGGGAAAGCCTGGATTTAATCGCTTTAATATACGCCGCGTTAGGGCTTACGTTTGTCGAAACAATAACGGACGCCGCCGCGTTACGCATTGAGATTTTACCTATCATCGCCACAAGCTTGCCGGGATTTAACGGAAGACTGGACGATACATGCCAAATGCTGTTCACTTTGTTTTTTGTGTTAAGGGCAAGCAAGACAACGCCAGGGTGTTTCTGTTGAAACCCAGACAAAAGTTCCGCCGCGATCTCCGGTTGATTGACAAGCTCAAGCTCCTCGTCAACGTCCCATTTTTGTTGCGGGGCCACTGTCCTGACCGTTGAGGCTGTTGGTTTGGGACGAGAGAACGGGCGCATCTCAACCCGTCCGTCGGGATGGACAAGTCCGAAAGTTTTCCCATCAATGACAATGTGATGCAAAACTTCCATGTCAGCAGACTTCGCTAGGTCCGCTAAAATCTTTGTTAGGTGAATGTCTTCCTTGGATGGGTTCGGGTCGTGAGACGGATGGTTGTGGGCAAAACTTACTTTTGCCGCCCCCATTGCGTGCATACCCGCCAACGTGTCTCGTGCGCTGATCGGGATTTGGTTTATGTTCCCCATCCCAACCATCTGAACACCCAACATTTTCCCGGCCCCGTCCATACCGATAGCGTACATCGACTCCATGTTATTGTTTTGCATGAAACTGAAAATGGCCGCTATGTCTTCGGGGGACTCGATGGTGGTCGTGTGGACATCCAAGAACCCGGTCTCTTTTAGTTCCTTGACAACGATAGACTCCCTGATTGCCTTCGGAATATCCACGGGACGCTGATGCTGACCTTCTCCGGTGGGACGCCACAAGTCAAGCTGGTTTGGTCCGGCGGCATACGGAGACTTCTTTTCAAACATTGCTTGGCCTTGTGCAACACTTTCGCGCATGGCGGGGGTTATGTCGAGGAAATGGGCCGTTAGCCTTGCTTCGGATTCCGTTTTCCCGTGGCTTACCAATTTCCCGTCACGCCAAACTTGGTATTCATTACCTCGCTTCAAAACATCTCCTTGGTTTAAGTCAATTACACTAACCCGCCCGCCCCACTTCTTTGTGTATTTGTTCAGGAACGAAGGGATGATCTGGTCATAGAACCCCCTCATTCCAGTCCCCCCAATTTTCAAACCATCTCCGGAAAGGTTCCCATTCCGAGAGTCCAGTATTTTCTTCGCTATTTCTTTTCCAACCACATCGTCCAATTTCTTTCCAGCAAACTCGCCACCTCCGTAGCCAATTTTCCCATCCGGGGACACATTGAACCCATGCATAGAATCAGGCATAGAAATCGTGACGTGTTTTATACCCTCGGATTCATATCTGTCAGGTGCCCATTCAATAGACTTGACTTGCTTGCTTAAATCGTATCTTTCGTTTTGCTGTTCCCCCGTTGTCCACGCAATCCCATCGTATTCGTTATCCACAGCATAGCGGAGCATCCGCTTAAGGGCCAGCTCGTGCCATGTTTTTTTGAAGGGGGCGTTGGGGACTCCTGGCAAGCGTATGTCTGTTCTCGCCGACTCATTATTTGCCAGTCTTCGACGCGCCTCAGTGATCGCCTCGTTCTCTGTTTTGGCGTCGCTAAAATATACGTTCGTGATGAACTGTCCATCATTGTTTACGATTTCCCAATATCCATCCTTTTCGATTCCAGCTAATTGCCCCACATCCTTTGTCTTTCCTTGCGCGGCATACCCCTTCTCTCTTCCTTGCTGATGCCAATCACTCTGCACCTCTTCCAGGAAAAGGACTTTCTTCCCGTCCGTCGTCGTTCGGTCGTTCATCCGGATGTGGGCCAGGATGTTGGGTTCGTCGAAGTGGGAAGAATTAAAGTTACCGACGACGTTTTGTTTGTCTTTTCGCCGTTCTATAATTGGCCTCGCCTCGGCCTCGGCTTCTTCCCGTGTTTTGGCGTTCAAAACAAAACTGTTGCCAGTAGATGGTTCACGGACCACCCATTCGCCATACTTGTTTTTCTCAATGATTGATTTATCGGCTGGCAAAGGCGGCAACGTCAGCAAAATCTCCCGGTAGTTCTCGCCGCCGGGAAGCTGGTAATTGGCGAATTTTGTGGATGGGATGGGCCTTTCTTCGTTGAACCAAGCGATCGCTCTCTCCATGCTTGCAAATTTTGGAGATTCACGTCCAGAGTCCGTCGTAGCTTTGAAGGCCCCGTCCAAAACGGATATTTCTCCGACTTGTGTCCCCTGCCGATTATTCGCAATCACATTAAACAGACTTGAATTATCTTCGTCCGGCTCCACACGGAAACCACCAGTGTCATCCTTCACCACTTCCTTCACTTCCACCTGGTTCTGTTTCAGAAAGTCCAACACTTCCGCTTTCGTAACCTTCTCCTTCCCGAGGAGCCACTCATTGATCCCAGACCACTCGACCTCTTCGGCCTTCACGTTCCCCTTGGTAGGGTCAACAAGATTCCGCACCATGACCGCCGGGGCCGAGTTCGGCATCTTTTCTTCAACCGCCCGCTGGAGTCGAGAGTAGAAAACCGGAGCGTTGGTGCCGTATGTTGACTTTTTCTCAAATAAAGACTGACTACCAAGTCTGGTAGCAAGCGCATCGACAGCTTTGAGGCGTTCCCCCTCATCTCCCTTCTTGTACGTTTGTATTTCAAGCCCACGCTTTTCAAGAAGCGAAATTAATTCGGGCTTCGTTCCCTCCGGGACAACAGCACCACGAAACTCATGGAGAGCGACCCCGCGAAGTATTTTTGCTTCAAAATACTCCGTCGGAAGATCGACAAGTTTTTGCATAAAACCGCGAATCTCCGTTTTAATCTCTTCTGGCACATCCTCAAAATCGTATTCGTTCAGAGCATTGCTAAGCCCCTTCTTTGGAGTATCTTCCATGACAGCCATGACGGTATCTTGAAATCCAAACATCGGCGGTTTGTGTTTGTAGTAGGACTTCATCTTGTCGGAAATGGACAATAAATCAGATTCCACCTCCGCCTTAATCTTTGCAAAGTTTTCTTTTGTTGTCAGTTTCCCTTTCGCTTTTCGTATTTGCTCGATACTCCGAAATTTTGGTGTAAATTTCGCCCTCAACTGGCCAGGACCGTAGATATTGGATTGCGACTCTCCGCCACGTAAATCTTTTTTAAGAGCATTGACCACGTTCTCTAGGGTGTGTGGCTTATATTTTCTTCGTCCAAGATTGTTGTACCCAGAAAAGATGGCCTCCTCGGGGCTGAGTTTATTAAAAAGCCCGTCAGCGAATTCGCCGAACTTGTCCAATAACTTTGCTTCGTAAATCCCACGCTCGGCTTTATCCCCCATGAGGTATTCCTCTTTTCGCCCGTTTTGGTCTAGGATTTCCGGGACACTTATCCCGTTATCTTCGGCGAACTGAATACGTATTTGTGGGACAGTCTTGAGATATCCCGCGCCCCGCCTTTGAAGTTCATCCAAATCGGCATACCACGGTCCGGCCTTTTCAATTCCCTTAGAAATTTCGGACTTAATTGACTGGATGGCGGAGTCTTTTATCTTGTAGTGGATCGTCGGATAGCGAGGGGAATAAACATCGGAACCAAAAACCTGCGTTTTTGCGTAACCTTTCGGATCCGCCATGCTCTTGTCGCCAATCAGCGTAATGTCTCCAAACCCCGTAATCCCTTTATCTTTTTTTGTGATCGCCAACGATGGGACCGGAAAGCCGCCAATTTTTTCGGCATGTAATATATTTTCAGCCGTCACGTTGTGCTGGATAATTAAGTCTTTTTTGTCTCCGTATGTTGCCTTTCCTTCAAAAAGGCTCCCCTGCCCCTTCTGTCCGCGTCCAAACCCTTCAACCCCGCCGGGAGCCCCCATCTCCATTTGGGACGCCTGTGGGCCTCCCTGGGGAGCTTCCGCCCCCCTTCCCTGCGCCGCCAGCGTCCGTTTGGCATAGGCCATCGCTTCCGGCTGGCTAAATCCCTGCTGTTTCGCGTGGGCTACGAGACGATCAAATGCTTGACCGACGTTCTCTTTTGGTGCCGCAAAAAGATCGCCTTGCTCTTTAACGCCATACGAAGCCTTGTTCTCAAACGGGATCGGTTCGGCGTTTCCAAAATCAATTTGAGGGCCGCTGTCTCGCCGGCTCGGCGGACCGTAAGTTTCGTATTCGTTTTCAAGTTCACGCTTCGCTTGGTCAATGAACATATACTTTTTGGGAAGCGGTCCACGCTTCTTAAGGCTCCCGGCCCAGTAGTTAAGATCATCGGGGACATTCGGAAATCCGGCATCAATGGCCATTTGGCGCATTTCATCAACAGGATGGATACCGCGAAGATGGAGAGGGACCGACTGGAATTCTTCTTCGGTGTCGCCGTTAGAGCGCATCCCATTATTTTCAATAATGAATTGCTCTAGGCCGGTGGCGTTACTCCGCTCTTCGATGGCCTGACGCCATAGATATTCGGCGTAGCCTTCAATTTCCGTCTTTGGAATTCGGTATTTTTTGGTGGGAGCTACAGCAGATTCCGAAGGAGAGACTTCTCCCGTCGGAGATGGAGCAGATTGAGGAGTTTCATTTCCCGCAAGTTCCGGTGGAACCATGCCCTGAACGGGTTGGCCGGTTGCGGCAATTTGAGCTGAAGGCGTTCCACCCTGTCTCGGCGCGACAGGAACAAAAGGAGAAGCGGGACCACCAGGCACCATTCCGCGTGATACACTGAGCCCTCCCGGCGACAAAACATTTGGAACACCACCCTGACCACCAAGATCATAACCCGAGGTCGATCCATTGTCAATGGGCGCAACATCTTGACCAATTCCCCCGGCCTGTCTTTCGGTTGACGAAATGGCGTCTATCGGCTGATTAAAACTAACCGAAGGCTTGCGTATGCGTTCGATTATCCTATTGATGGCGTTCGATAATGCCGTAGGCGTCTTAACGACGGTCGCCGGTTCTTTGTACCCAGGGGATTGAATGTCTTGAGTTCCAGGAACCCCAGCCTTAACGGCCTCACGTGCCGCCTTAGCTTCGGCGTTGAGTATTTCCGTGAACACTCTCCCGGCCTCTGATTTGCTCCCGCCTTTTGCGTAGGCGTCAATCCCGGCGTCAGTCGCTTTTTGCAAAACCTCCGCTTTCTTCGCATCGGGAATAAGAACATCTTTGACGAAAGCTCTCTGGATTGCTTGAGCCGTTCCGGTAAATGCCATAAAAAGACCGGCGTCGTTCGCCGCGTTCTGCGCCCTAGACTCATTCTCTCCGGGATTTCTGGACGCTCCAAAAACTCCGCCAGTAACGCCGGCCTGGAAAATGTTCTGTAGCCACGGACGGACGGTATTGAAAACCTGCGCCGTCTTGAGGCCAGCTCCCACCCCTTTTGCTATCGCTGTGATGGGTGCAATCACTCCGATCATTGACCCAACATTTTCAGCAGTCTGTTTTGAAATGTCCGCTCCACTAAGATAAGGAGACTTTTCAATTAACGACGTAGGGTCCACATATCCCATCGTTGCCCCGCGAACAGCTCCGGCGCCCACGTATGCACCGGACGATCCTATTTCTCGGGCGGATTGAGACGCTACATCTCGCGCTAATCCTGGAAGACCTTTTACGAAATTCACAGCAACGGAGGGCGACGGAGTTCCTGTTTTTGGAATAACGGGAAAATTGTTCCCATCCCACGAAGGCTTAACCGTTCCAGCCGTAGGATTTCTTTGCATACGCTCGACCAAATTCCGTGCTTCAATATTCTTTGGGTCCAAACGATACGCCTCATTAGCAAGTCGGCTGGCTGTCGCGCGATCCCCGTTAAGGAAAGCATCTAGACCGCTTAGGTAAATGTTCATGGACTTACTATCGGACGACACAGCTTTAGAGTATGGCCCAACCTTGGACGCGACTTCATTGCTCGCGCTTGTCGCTGACGTGTTTGGCGTCCACGATCCTGACGCGCCGCGACCATCCTGCGGAGTCGGTTCGTCTAGAAATTCAATCGTTGACCCCGGCGGAAGGTTATCAACAAATTCAACTCCCTGTTTTTTTTGTTTAACAGCCGGAGCGATTTCGTCTAGGAATTCGATGGCCATTATTTAACTCGCGCCCTTCGACCGCCAATCATAATAATCGTCCCTTTCGGAAGGCGAGCGGCTTCGGCATCTGCCACAGAATTAAACGATCGCGCCGATTCCTGCTTTCGCGGCTGAACCGGTGCGTTTGGGTCCATTGGCGTATCACCAATTACGATACGTTTTGATTCCGGTGTGTCTCCCCACCGAATCCCCATAAAAGAATGCCCTGGGTTTCCAGGGGTTGTTTCTGTGTGAACAGGCACCCCGATATACTGAGCCGCATCAATGGCCCTATTTTCAAGCTCAGGATCAATTTGCGGAGGCGTCACTTGACCACCAGGCCCATAATGAGGGGCAAGCCGTTTTCGATGTTCCGCAAGCGTCGCAAGGGCATCCTTTACCCTCACTGGATCTTTCCCGGCGTAAGGATCAGGCCGCCCGGTCCCCCTCTCATTACTCGGCGTCACGTCTACCCACCGATCCGTCTTGGATGGCTGAGTCCCGACTACCTGGTATCCGTTCGCTCCACGAGTGTAAAGTGTCGTTACGCCCTGCGTCGGGTCGGTCGAAAGTTCTTTAATCTGGTTGGCGTCCGCAACTCCAGCGGGAGCCGGAGAGAAGACCCCAGACCCCTTTTCCGTTGTGTAGATAGGCGGGCGTAGCGAGTTTGTTGGCGACTCCCGTTGCTGGCCCTGGTTCAACGGTCCCTGTGTGTCTTGTGAGAGCATGTCTGGGAGTTGAAGATCACCAGTCTTTATATAATCATTAAGTATTTTATTCGTCGTTTGTGAATTATAACCAAAGCTAGAGGCCAATTCTTTCAATATCGCCGGAGCCTGAGCCCTTCTCTCGTCCTCCAGTTCAAACCGGAATTTTGCCACTTTACTCTCCTATTAAACCCATTTTTTAGCGTAACCTTCTCCAGCGGTTTGACCAAACGCATCCGCACCCTTTCGAGTCGAACTTTCAATAATTCCAGGCGTAAAAGAGTTCGCGAGATTCGCCGCTTGCCCATAGGCTTGAGTCTGTTGTCCGGTTAATCCAAGCATCCGGTTCAGATTTCTCGTCCGCGCATTCTCCGCCATGCTTGCCAAAAGTGACGCATAATTCTGTTGTGCGCTCTGAGCCGCCTGTTCTTTTCCAAACAGCCGTTGAAGACGGGCAAGGGCGTAATCGCCGTGTATCCCGCTTGCCGTTCGCGCCCCCATGGCGTTTACCTGGCCTAAGGCATTTGCCGCTATGTCGCTGGACTGGCCAGCCCCAACAAGACCACGATCCGCCATGTCGGACATGGTTGTCCCGTAAGCGTTCTTCGTTTGAATCCCAACGTCGCCAAGTAAGTTCTGCATCTGCTCACCTTCAACGTCTTGCTTGACGGCTTCAACGCTTGACGGAGCGTTGATCATGGAAAGAAGATTTTTGTAAGCGCCGCCGTAGTCGTAGGCTGATCCGGGTTTTTCCAAGTCCTGTGCAAACAAAGAAGCGAAATCGACAGCAGAGTAAGGGTTGTCTGGGCCGGAACGGCCAAACAACATCCCTTTCCCTAATTTTTCTCCAGCTTTCAGCGTTCTACTTAAGCTAAATCCCATGTCCGCCTCCTATTCTCTCTGCGTGTCGGGGTCAAAATACAAGCTCCCGTTCAGTATTTTCCATCGTTCAGTTCCAGAGACGTTCCACTTTATCGCCACGTGGCGCACCAGTTGCAGGTCGCCAGCGGGAATGGGAAGCTTTTTTACTTGATACCCTTCTTGTCCGTTCATCACAAAAGCACCGAGTGTTATTGGTGTCGCCGCGCCGTCGTGGTAAAGATACGTCGAAAGAGTTGCGTCGGATCGCGTTGTTGTCATCCAAAGGTCTCGTAGGTAGGCCCTCATTTCGGCGCCGTTCGGGAAAAAGTATTTTGTCGTGTAAGAAGATGTTATGGCGGCACCCGCGTCGCTTGTCCCGATCTCCCCTTGAATAATCCCGCCTGAGCTCCCGATCATTGGATATGAATTATGAAGCTGGATATCCAAGGCGTTCAGGCCCGTGTAGCGTTGCCATTGCTTTTGGCGGTCATAGACGAAAACCGTGTCATTGTATGCCGTGGACGCCCTGCTCGTTGAAAGCCAATACCTCTGCTTTGTCCACACTGACTTTGCCTTAAGGCTTGACCCTTCGTCCCACGTAATCGACATTCGGTCATTCGTCGGGTTCTGTGTTGACGCCGTGATGTCAAACTTCGCCGAGAAGAAAGCGTAAGGGGCCGTTGAGATTGTCGGAATCGTATTATTCGTGATCGTCTGGGAACTGGTGTATGTCCCGGCCACTGGTAAGCCATCCCCCCCTATCGTTTTTGTGGCATTTGAATCAGTGTAGAATCCATACGTGATCGTCCCATCGTTAAGCGTTTCGTCGCGCTGAAAGACGTTCCAGGACGAAATAGCAGAGCCAATGGATTGATTGGCGGAAACGAAAGTGCCGGAAGATTGGCGAGCAGAAAGAGTGACATCAGATACGTTAGGAAACCCAAGCGAACTGGTTGTCATAGAAAATAAGGCGCGATAACGTATGTATTTTTGGCTTGGGGAAACCGGCCTATTCCCGGACGTCCATGTAGACGCTGATCCCCACGTTGCGCCATCTGTCGACGTTTGTGTTTCAAATGAAATGTTATTGCCGTTGGTTGAGTATGTCGCCGCCGACGATGTCCATGAAGGAGACGACATATTTGTGTTAAATGTCTGTGACGTGTACGTCCCAGACGTTATAAGGGTTTGTGACATTGGACCAACAATATCTACCTTTAATTTTGACCCATCGTGCATGACCTCGTAGCTAAAACTGCAACATGGAGTTCTATCGTCAGTAAGATAAAAACTATCGGAACTTACTACACCGCCAAGACTGTCCGTGAATTTGAAATACCCGTAAGAGCCCACCACGCTTGTAAGATCTATCGATTCCCCGAGCCAACTCCCAGTGGCAGTTTTCGATTCGTTAGTGCAAGACCCAGCGTTTTGACAAAAGCTTACGGTATACCCGGTCCCGCCATTTGAAGCCATAGAATATGTGCCGGAATATGGAAGCGTTGCATATCTCCCCCATGTTCCGCCCTCGGTCCAATTTGAAGCGTCCGATCCGGACCCGCTCTCGAAACTGTAATTTGGAGCATTCGCATCGCTTACATTGATGTACCCATGATTTAGTTGTATGCTCCCATCTGATTTGCTTCGCACTGCCGCATAAATTGAATACATCGAAGATGTGCCAGAATCAAAATCCCCTTGAGTCGTGTCTATCCGTGACCACGTTGACAACATAACAGAACCGGGAGCTACGCTTGAGTTTGTCTGCGTGTTTGTTCCCGCGTCATAATCCGTCTGGCTCGTAACCGTTGCCGTCCGGCTGTTTGATTCCCCGTTAATGATGGCGTCAAAGAGTTCATTGTTCCCTTCACTGATCTTCGTTAGGTTCGACCCGTCAAATTCCCATACCGTCCGACGCGGGCCAAGGAATCGTAAAAGCCCGTCACAGTCCCGAACGGTCCCCGGATGGTTTGTCCCAACACTCTCGGAGAATGTGCGAAGGGCGAAGTTAGACCGCCGTGACCCGAAAAGGCCACCAAAGGAAGTGTTCTTAAACCAAATAAGGAGATCTTTGTAGCTGGCATATAGGCCCGTTATGTTTTCGTCCAGAGAGCCGCCGACCGTGATTTGGGATGGGTCATCATCGGAAGGATCGGTAGCGAGATTCCAGGCTGTCCCGTCAAGGTATCGGGAAATGAAAAGGGTTCGCTCATAACTTGGTTTCCCGGCGGCCACCAACCGACCTTTCCATGTCACCAGTTGATTCGCCGTCATGGTCGCGCTGGCAATCGTCACCGTTGCCCCGTCCCACCGTTTCAGGCCGTCGACAGTGTTACAGAAGTAGAAATAATCGCCAAGTTGTGACCCTGCCGTTACAATACTCGGAGCCACCGTTGAAATTACCGTGGCAAACGTCTTGTTCCCGGAGTCCGCTTTCAGACTGTCTCCGGAATGGGTTATGAGATAGCGGGTTCCGTCAGACTTTGCAAACACCCAGAGGGCTTTAGACGGTTCGGTTGAATAGGCGATATACCCGTCACGCGGCTGAATCCCGTTTCCGAGATCTGTGATGACGTTCTCGGAATCGGCCGCCATGCTGTCTTCCAAGGCTAACGGGTCAACGTCTTTCATCATCCCGCCAAACTGATTGACGTGCAATGCCTGCTCAACGACGGCCCACCCAATGCCGATCGTAAAAATAATCGCCAATAGGGCGATCAGTCTTTTCTTCACCGATTCGTCCCCCCGGATGTTCCAACGCTACCCGTCACCATCCCAGGCGTGTAATTCGGGAGTTCCCCAAGCCGTTCCCTCATCCGATTAATCTCCGCACCGGCCAACTGAAAGTATCCGGTGGCCTCGTCCGTCTTCCCCTCAATCTGTTTAATCCGGCCGGAAACATAGTCAGACAGGCCTTTGTGGTAAGGAACCAGCCACGAAGCCCCGTTAAACGGGACGTCAGAGGAGTCGGAGAGGTCATTGGGCATCACGGCGTAGGTTATGTATACCGTGCCAGTCGAGGCCGACACGGGCGCCGGATACAGGCCGATCTGCTTTAGCGTGTTGTCGGTTCTCTGGCGAATGTAATAATTCGTCGGAGTTCCGGTTTGGCTCTCCCAATTCGGGTTCATGGCGGTTAGCCCGGAGAGCGTTTTCTCGGGCAAATCCGTCCGCGTCGTTGCCCCCGTCTTCAAATACCCGACCTTTATGACGGCCAAGAGATCGGAAGGCAAGTTTGTGAACATCGTCGACGCCGCCGAAACGTAGCTCGTCTCGGTTTGTAACATCCAAACGGAGTTCGTTATTTCACGCTGAGCCTCATTTATTAAAGAGGTCAGGTCGGAATCAGAGTACCGCTGGAAACTCGCGGACGTTGATGTGTCACGCACATTTCTTCGGATAGACGTACGCAACTCGGAGAGCGTCGCCGCGTGGCATCCGTAAGATAAGAAGACGATATAGGCCAACGATTTTAAGAAATGCTTCACGTCAAACACCCCCTTGTTTATTTTAAGAATACGCCAACGAAGCTCTATCGTCCCAAACCTGGTTCGGCTTGCTGAACAGACTTTTAACGTAATTCCCATCAACGTCCCAGAACAGCTTATTGATTCTCCATCTTACATCGCTTGTCGCGGCCCCCTGCAATGCGGCGCCCAAGTATTCCGGTAAATAAACACATGGCCCCCAAAAGGGGGAAAATGTATTTATTCCGCATGGTGGAACTTAGTTCGCGCACGAAGTCCCAGGAGAGGACAGCTTCACCCAAGCATTCGTAGCGGTTCCGGTAGATACACACACTTCGCCGCCCGTTGAGTTGAAGATAAGCATTCCGGCGCGGGCCGGAGTCACGTTGGTTTTAGGAGCCGCATTGGAAGGGATTCCAATACCGGACGCGAAAAAACCGTTCTTCAATTCACCCGTGGTGACAATGCCAAGGCTGTTGGCGTTGTTCGTGCCGGGGACAATATCCGCCGCCGTGTTCATTGAAGCGGAGCTGATTTTGAATTCAACGGTTCCCCGTCGAGACCCTTTACCACGCCAGGTAACAATATCGCCCGTCGCCGCGTAGCCAATAGCAACGCCGACAACAAGAGCGACGCCAACAAACCATAATTTCTTTCGATTCATCGTTTCCTCCTATTCAGGTCTAATGTTTTCCAGATTTGCAATGTCCGGGTCGGTCGGGTCAAGTCGTCTACGCATATTTTTCCACACCATTGCTTCTTTATTGAATTCGGGAGACATCTCTTGTTTTGCCATCATATTGCGGGCTTTCGTGAAATCCAACGAGCCCGGTCGGAGAGTCATCATCTTGCGCGATATCATTCGAGCAGACAACTTCTCCCTCAACTGTTTTTCGTCGGACTCCAACCGAGACCGCTCTTCCTGAGACAACGGAGCCGCCGCACCGGACGCCAAGACGTTCCGTATCCGTTTTTCGCGGGCGTCCATAATCCCACGATTGACGTCAACATCACGGTCAACGAACGCTTGCATCCGGCGCGGCACCCCTTCGATATCTCCACGTCGATCTGATTCAATGGTAGACAACTGTCTCTCCAATCCTTCCCGTTCGGTCGCTCCTAAAATTCTACGACCGTCCTGCAAAAGCTCACGGGAACCCCGTGGGCCATACCTCTTATCCATCTCACCATCTGCTCTGGAACGCATAGGTTCGCTTCCTCCTGTTTTTTTTAGACGTTATGACCATACAGAAACCGCCAATCACGAAACCCGAACCCATAGAACATATAGGCCCGATATTTGGCGGCGATACCGTCAAAATCTTCGCTTTGCGCGAAGTCGATGGTATCCACATCATTCCAAACTGCAAACTGTTTCAGCAGGTCAGAGTCAACCATGAACCAGTTATTCGTATCTTCCAACCAGTCCGACACCAAAACTTTCCACTTACCTTGATGGAAGTTTTTGTTGTTGTTGGCCGTGTCCACTTTGCCAGAAGACGCGGTAAGTTCGTACGCCGCTTCTTCCAGGTCGGGAGGAACGATCAGCATGTCGGGCATGACTTCAAAGCGCTGGTCGGTATTGCTTAGGAATTTCTTCATCAGCAACCGAGTCGCTTCAACGGACACGGCAGAGAACGCCGTGCTTCCGGAGTTTCCTTGGTTCGATCCGCCATTAGTGGACGTATGCGCGGTAGAGCAGAGCGCAAGGCCGTCCAGGGTGGTCAAGGAAGTGTTGAAGGCGTTGTTGTAGCCAAAGAACACGTCCAGAGCCATCCGCCGGCGAGCCGCTAGGCCCAACATCTTCGGAAGAGATTTAACGATGTCAAGTTGGTCCGTTCGCACGAACCGACGTTGAATCTTGATCCCTTTCGCCATTTCTTTAGCGGTCACGGTCATCTTGTAGCCCTGGGCAATGTCGTCGTAGGGCACGGAACCGTTGAACTCTTCCATGCTCCCCACGTCGCCAATTTCCAGGTAGGTTTCGGTCAGCTTGTCCGATTTGGTGACATCGAACAACATGCTTTTCTCGGCAGGGATTTCCTTGAGGCCGACTCGGAAGGATTTCTTCGCAATCGGCTCAAGTGCATCTTGCCAGTTTCCGTCAAGGATCATTTTTTGATCCTCCTTCTTTTAATTTCAGCCGCCTCGTCTCAGGCTGTATTTCTTTGTTTCTTAGTCAATGCTGTAGGGAATCGCGTCACGAATGAGAACGTCTGCCCAGAACCGGACGCTCGCCAAATCATTAAGACCCGTCAGCGCCGCATGTTTCGTAGGGTCAAGCGCTTCCATACGTCCGTTCCGTTCAATGAACGTGTCAATGACAACCACGTTCACAGCTCCGGCGGCGGCTTGGCTAGACAATTTCGTCCCAGTTGAATTCAATCCACCCAACAAATGAAACCGAGGCAGGATTTTGAGAAACTTGGACGTGGTGTCCAATGACGTTGTGAACGCGGCTTTCAACGTGCAGGATCCGGCGGCGGCGGCCGTCAGATAGTTCGTCTGCCCAATTCCAAGGCCTTCGGACACATACAAGAACGACGCATCAATGTCGTCTTGAAGTGATGTGACGGTCATGGTTGTGGTAGACACAGCCTGGGTGCAGGTGATTTGGCTGGTTTTGTCGTATTCCAACCGTACGCATCGAAACGAATTTACAGGTTCCACGGGTTTCACAACGTGGGAGGTTCCGGCAATCAAAGTTTCGCCGTCGGTCGCGTAATTCAATCCGGTTGTCAACACTCCAAGGATGTCGGGAAGAGCAGACGCACCGGTAGCCTTAATCGCCATCCCGTTATTGGTGGCAGGGGTAGCCCCGCGCATCACAAGCGCACCCTTAGTAATGTTTGCACCAGCCCCGTAAATGGGGACGTTAATTTTGTAGCTTTGATCGTAAGTTACAATTCGTGCCATTGTGTTGCCTCCTTAGTTTCAGGGCCTTTCGGCTCCTGTTCGGGCGCAAACTCAACCCAAATTCACCTTCTTCCCGGATGTTTCCTCACCCATTCCTTCGACGGAAGATATCGATCGTCCGGCAAGGCTACTGGTTTTCTGTCCAACCATTGCACCCGCCCGCAGAACGCGCATCCCATCGATACATCCCACTCGGGAGGATTAGACCCAGAACGAAGAACGAGACCTCCGTCGCCGTCGTTGGCCCCCTCCGCCCAGGCTGTTGACCGGGTATCGTTCGGGAACCCGCATTTGCAATAGCGGAACGGTGTCCGTCCCATGCGTTTTCCGGATTTAGGTGAAACCGGATGAACTTCCCGTCCGAAGTGGAGACCATTCTTCATTTCCGCCCGCCGTATTTCATATCGTGATACTCCTTATCGCTCCACCCGGCGGCTTTCGCCACGCTCCGCTCCTGGGCAGATAACTTAATCGACTTTGCGGACCCGCCAGCCGATTGTCCGGATGTCGACGGGCGCCCGCTCCCGATGACGCGCAAGTTCTTTTCCCTGGACTCCCCTGCCTTCCTCACGGCGTCCTTAGATTTCAGGCCCCGAGCGTAAACAAGAGCCATCTTGAGTAGCTTTTCGTCGGACTGGCTCTTCTTATCGAAGTTTCCAAGAAACTGCTCCATCTCCGCCCTATGAGACCGAATGTCGCGAGTCCCTTCTTGGTCGGCCAACCGGTTTATTGTCATGTCCTTTTCGATCCCGGCAAGCCGAACCTCGTATTGCTCCTGAATCCTTGAAACCGCCTTCTCCATCATGTCGGCGATGGGTGTAATCTGTGACCGCGAAAGGCCACCAAACCGTTCTTCCAGTGCCACCCACTGCTCTTCTGTTGGGGGCGCCGGCGGCGGAGGAGCGTTTTCCTTTTCCTTCGCTTCCTTTATCGCCTTAAAGTCAGCTTCCCGTTTTTCCAACAAAGTCTTGAGAGCCTCTACCTCGGTAGGCCCTTCGCTTTTAGGCGATTCACCCTTTTCATCATGTTCTGTCCGATCTCCATCAGCTTTTTCGCCTTCTGTTCCAGCGTCATCACCGGACTCTCCGGCCGCGTCAGGTTCAGTGTCGTTATCTTTCGTATCGGCCTCATCCGTAGAGCCATCGGTATCCTCCGACAATCCGGCCTCTTCCAGGGTTTCCCCGTGGTCTTCGCTTTTAATCACTCCACCTTCGTTGTCGTTTCCCATCTTAGTCCTCCTGGGCCGCAAAAAAACCCACCTCAGACGTTGATCGTCCTTGGTGGGCCGCTGGGGGCCGCTGGTTTTTTATGAACTACGACTGATACAAAATTTGGGCGTTATCTTCTTTGCATCGGGCGCATTTTCCGAGAGCGCCTATCTTAATCTCCATCCGAATGTCTTTCATGTAATCATCGAAACTCAATCCCCTCGATTCCACCATGTCTCCGTCGTAATGGATAATCGTCACAACAGCGGACATGAACTTTCCACACGAATCACATCGAACCTCATGCTCCTCGCGCAAAACGCCACGGAGGGCCATCACTTCGGATTTCGTTCGGAGAGGCGTCGGCCTGATCGTCAAGCGATTTCACCGACACGCATTCCTTTTAATTCCGTCTCCAACTTGTCTATCCGCTTTTCCAAAACCTCAATGACGTTACCGGACTCGTCTACCATTTCCTGGAAGAATCGGAGCATTTTCCTTTGTTCCAGAAACGCCCACACTTTTCGCTCGGGGACGTCGGACCACTCGTCCAACTGTTCTTCGACCGCCTGTTTCTTTGAATCAATCCGACCGACAACTTCTTTCCAAAACGGAGTGTCCTTCCCATCCAAAATCGTGCGAAACCTTTCTCTCTGCTCTTTCGCCCGCAAAAGTTCAGATCGTTTAGAATCTATTAAATCTTTACTGATCCGCCGGCGCATTACCGTTCTCTCCCTGGGCTCCCCCGGCCATCGCCGCCACCTTCTCAACCAAAGCCCTTCTGGACAATCCCTCGCGGACATCTTTAAACCGTTGGGCTACCCTTTCTTTCTCTTGGACGGCGCCCTGGACGGCGGACTGAACCGCCAACTGCTTTTGTGCTTCCACCATCATCTTCACTTGCTGTTGTTTTAAAACCTGGGGGCTAGGAAGTAACTTGTCCCGGTTAGGAACCCTGCCCGCAGATAGGGCCATGCCCCAGAGTGTCGTTCTCGCCTCAGGATTTTGGGCGAATGTTGGCTCCAACTGCATCAACTGTGCGCCAAGTCCTAACCACCGTGCCATCTCCGCATCAGGATTGTCCACGACCGTCATTCCGGCCATCCTCATTTTCAATCCCGATCTCAAATACTTCTTTTGAAGAGAATTCACCTTCTGTCCTTCCACCTGGTCTGCAACGTACGAAATCACTGGAGGCCCGAACTGGTAAAGGTGGGAAAGGCAAATGTCGCCCAATTGGTCAACGCCGTCACGGAGAGTAGAAAGAGGATCATCCATCCTCATATTCGACTGACCAAGCATCATCGCAGTCTTATTCCCTGGCGCCGACGGGTCCGACATCGAGGCTTGACCGCTCATAAGAGAAGCCGAAGACCCAAGCGAAAGATCCAACATGCTCATGGCGTTCTTCTCTTCCTGCATAGACTCGCCCAAATCGGTAGGCTGAATCTTAAATTGGTCAAACGCCTCCGGATCTTCCAACCAAAAAATCACTCCAGGGCGCCACCGGTTTTCCTGAGCCTCAGGATCAAAGTCTACTTTGGCGCTCTTCTTACCCTTAAAGCTCGGAACCGTGGAAATCTCACGGCTTAATACCCGCTGGGTAATCTGCCGATCCATCAGTTCATTCAAATCGCGAGACTGGACAGGGATCGACTCTCCGATCAACCTGTTCGTCCTCTTTGAAATACGGAAAAGAGCGTAGAAATCAACGCGATACGGATAATCCATGCACGAAACAATTTCCTCTTCTTCCGGCGCGTATGTGACAAGAAGTTTACGTTCTTTTCCGTCTTTGTCCAGGTCGAACCGGACGGTTACTTCAAGAAACTTTGTCCCATCGGTTTCCGTTCGCCCCAAGCCCTCAATCTCATCCTGTGAAGTTTTCAGACTGTTCTGCCCCGGCTTGCTTTTGGAGCTAAGTATCCGCTTGACCGCATCGTTATCCCATGCGCCAGACCGCCCTTTCGCCTTAATGGCGCCCTTACGGAGCGTATAAAGCTCTCCATATCCCTTGCAATGCTCGGCGCTCAGATCTGAACAATTCGCCGGGAATGTTACGAAGTCTATCAACTCAACGACTTTTGCCTTCGGGCCTGAATAGGTAACGGCTTCGAACTCGATAGGAACCTCTATGGGATTATCCGGCCCGCCTTCCGCCCGAATCTTCTGAATGACCTTGGAATACTCTTCCTTGTCCATGTCTGCATCTTCGGCCGTTGGAAACTTGGCCGTAAACTCGTCAACCGTTTCAAACAAAAGAATGTCACGCTTCGTTTCCGTCTCTTCCACGAAAGGAACCTTAAGAATCCCAAGCCCATCCCTATTTGTTGGACTGAAAACGTCCTCCAACTTCTCCGCAATGTTCCACTCGTTTTGAGCCTTGTAGTTCATCATGTCGGCCACTTGCGGGGCGATCTGTTCCAGTGGCGTCCCGTAGGCGTCGGGGCTCATCTTTGTCGTCCAAATGTTCCCGGCCCCAAGAATTGACCGCTTCTGGACACTCTTATAAATTTTCATGTAGATCGACGTTACGGGGAGATGGATATTCGGAGCCCCCTCATACGGCCATCCGTTGTCCTCAATTACGTTCTCAACCAGATCGTTGTCCGCCACAAGATTGTCGTGGAGATCGGCCGTATCGTCTTCCCATGCGTCCAGGTTCTTCTTTAAAAACTTTTTCAGCCGTTTCGCTTGACCGTCATTAAGCTGGATCAGCTTACCCAACTTATCTTGGGCAAGCGTATCTGGGGACGCGACCGTCGGCTCGTCTACAATCTTGGTTTTCTTTTCTTTTTCCACTTAATACGACCTCTCAACACTGTCGCGAAGATCCTTCAAAGACTTGTCCGCTTCGTTCTTTGTGCGTCCAACCTTCGGAGCTGTTCCCATCATGCTACGCACCGAGGCGTCCGCCTGGTTTGTTACAATCTTGGGCGGCTTGGAAAACTTTATGTTAAGGCAAATCGTCTTCGCGTCACCCTTATCGTACCCGGTGGAAATACCGCACACCTGGCCGGAGACTGTTGCCGTAATGCTATCCCCAAGCGTCAACGTCTTCGCCAAAGATTTCGGAACGTCCAAAGAAATCCGCTTTTCTACCTGTTCATCCATGATTTCAGATCCGTATTCTCCGCGCGTTTCGCTCATAATTTCCCCTTATGCTACGTCCGTGTCGTCGTCTTCGCTGTCAACCTGTCTCTTTGGGTTGGCGTTCTCTCCGATTAAATCTTTGAAGGTCCGGTCGGCCATGTTTTCTGTTTTAAAACTCACATCCTGCAACAAAACCAATACCTTACCGTCCTTTTCGCTCTCCATCACCTTGAATGCAAAGCTTCCAGTTCCGCCCATCCCCTTAGAATCGTCCGCAAAAGACCTAAAAACCATCGCAGGGAAGTAGGCCGCAAGGCCATTAACCCCTGTGTTCTTGCCTTCACCGTAAACCCCAATCGGGTATTGCCCAACCAGTGTTTGGCGATCCGCCGAAGAAATAGACGAATCAGGGGCAAGCGGACCATTGTCTCCAAAAGCGGATTCCCTGGCCTGTTTTGTACCCATTTCGCTCACTGATATTCACCTCTCGAAAAAATCCCGCCAGAATCAGACTTAGCGCTTTCAGCCACCTTTGTCGTTCCGTTATCAGCATAAACCGTTTCTTTATTAAAACCCTGTTTACGGAGATTCCTCCCCAACATAAACAGCCAACCAATACGGTCATCGGTTGATGATGCCGCCGCCGGGACGCTGGTTAATTCGGCTCGTAACGGCTCCGGCGTTATACCGATCAAAACATCATCCCACTCCGCCCCCGCCACGTCACTTCCAACAACCGACACCGTTGACCCGGACATTTCGGCGGCGGACAGCTGAATCCTCACCGTTTTGGCTCCGGCTGGATAAACATCTGGTAACGTCGCTAAATTCGTCAAGGCACCGCCGGCCGTTGACACCTTGAAGTCCCCGGCCGCAATTGTCGGGGATGCCTTAAATTGTGGACGCGAAGACCGGTCTACAAGCCCTATTGTAAACGTAAATGCCTCGCCATAAATCGGAGTCATTTCATATCACCATGTTGAGAGCGCGGCGCGTTTCCATGTGTTTGTCGCCGTACACACGTAGATATAACTTGTGTCCCAAGATATCTTACCAGCCACACCGGACGCAGACGCAGAACTTGGGGTATAAGATGTATTTATATTAAAAGCGTTTGTCTGCAATCCGGAAGAACTCGTGTACCCAGCAAAATGCGCTATAGAAGATCCCTGCAATCCACCATCCAACACGCCTCTTCCAAGCATTATACAGTCCCCGTTTGACGCCACAACATTTAATGATGAACCACTCGGTGTCGATCCTGTAACAGGATTAATCCAGGTAGCCGATGCATTTGAGTGATTGATTTCAAAAGGCATGAGCTGGCTATAAGTCGAGCAGTTTTGGAAAACATACTGACCGTTCCCGTGGCCATAAAAACCTTTTGAGGAATTATTCTCTGCAGTACAAGATATGAGATTCGCTTTTGTGTCCAATAATTCAACACCATAGAAATTATTGTCTGACGAGCACCCAA